GACGGCGAGTTTTTGTCCTCTCGAAACGGTAGGTTCTAAATATGCGTAAATATCTTCGCCAACAATTGCTTGATGTTTTTGATTCACAAGGATTAATGTCGGAACACGTGTTACATTTGGGGGTAGTAGGGCTTTTGTTCCGCGGTCTAACATGATATGGATTTGTTGAGTATATGGGTCCACTGTGCGGCGGTCGATGTTTAAAAAATTGTATTTGTCTATTAACGAATTTTTTGCTAAATAGGATAGCAACATTTGACAATGCTTGCAATTATTACTATAATACAAATTATCCATCGTATTCCAATTGAATGATTTTTATATCCAAAAGTATAAAAATCAGACGCATTATGTTTATATTGTATTCAACGAATCAAATGCCACACACATGGCGATTTCAAGAACCCGAAACATTAAATGCTATTCACGCACATATTGTAAAGAAGACGGTTTTGTAAATAGGCGAGTAAAAACTGGCAACTGTACAAGATGGCCAATACGTAAAACATTGCACCCATTTTTTTAACGTATCCGGTGTAAATAATGGCTCCTATCACAACAATAAAGAAGATGATTGCTAAAAGAGACAAGATATAGAAATAAATGCAATATTTGCCACTAATTGGGCCGACTAAATTGTCTGCGGTGCCAGAAACACTGAATGCTTCGGGTTTTTTAGGTTGTGGTTCGGGGTTCTTTGGTAGTTCGAACGATTCGGATTTCTTTGGGGGTGCGAAAAGGTCTGCAATAGAAGCCATTGGTTGCAAGATTATATACTTAAAAAACATATTTATTTGCATTTTCAAATGAGTATCTGAAGAAGACACATACACATATGAAAATCTGTAACACACATAAATATAATGCCTCAATAGTATATATTTTCAGACGTATCAATGGAAAGCGACACATTGTGGAAAGTCATCAATAAATATTTCGAAGACAACCCACAATATTTGGTGGCACATCATTTGGAATCCTACAATGACTTTTTCCAAAAAGACATATTCGATATTTTTAAAAACAAAAACCCGATTCAAATCGTGTCTGCATATGACAATGCGATAGGAGACTACAAACACAAATGCAATTTATACATTGGTGGCAAAACCGGACGTCGTATTTATTTTGGAAAGCCAATGATTTACGACGGCGAAGAACGTGGCGCGCATTATATGTACCCAAATGAGGCCCGTCTGCGCAATATGACTTATGCAATGACTATACATTATGATGTAGAGGTCGAATTCATCGATACTTTGTCGCCCGGAGAAGAACCTTATGTGGTGGGACCTGAATTTTTAGACGAAGAAGAAGTGTCTCGTCTTGGTGGAATCTCTGGAGGAGGCGACAACGAGGCAGACTTGGATTACAGCAAAGAATTTGCCGCGGAATTGCGCGAACAGGTGTATAATTACAAATCGGACGGTGGCGACAAGATGATGCAGGTTATCGATATGGAAGGTGGAGCAAAGAAGTCCGACCCCAAGAATAACGACACTAAGAATAACGACACTAAGAAGGCCGAGCCGAAAAAACGCCGAGAGGATACTGGGCGAAAACAGGCCGTTCTTACAACCGCAATGGCGACAGCGGTGAAAGAACTCCAGTTAAAAAGTCTCGACGGTGTGACGCAAAAACGCCACGTATTGCTAAAGAAGCTCTATTTAGGAAAGATTCCCGTCATGGTGCAATCGAAATTTTGCGTGCTAAATGGATTGTCGAGAGAGATTCGTCATTCTCTCGGTGAATGTCGCAATGACCCCGGTGGATATTTCATCATCAATGGCAAAGAAAAGACCGTGTCTGTCCAAGAGAAATTCGGCGACAATATGCTCTATATCCGAAAAGGGCGTAGAGAAACGGTCGGCGACGAAGAGATGATTGACGAATATCTCTATTCCGCCGAACTCCGGTCAGTCAGTGAAAACGTGGCGAAACCGAAACGCACCATGTCGGTGAAATTGATGGCCCCGACAAAATCATATACAAACGCGAATATAATGGTATTCATTCCAAACGTGCGTGCTCCAATTCCATTGTTCATTCTGTTTCGCGCATTAGGCGTCCTCTCCGACAAAGACATCATTTCCATGTGTGTACTCGACATAGATAAATACGATTTTATGTTGGATTTATTCGAACCGTCCGTCCATGACGCCGGCCCAATAATGCAGCAGCATTTGGCGCTAAAGTACATCGGCGAACTGACGAAATTCCACAATGAAAAATACGCGATGGAGATATTGACGGATTATTTCTTGCCTCATGTCGGAGAGACGAATTATTTGGAGAAGGCGTATTATTTGGGATATATGGTATTCCGACTGCTCTGTTGCTCCTCTGGGTTGGAGCAGCCGACTGACCGCGACAATTTGAAATACAAACGTCTCGAACCATTCAGCGCCTTATTCAACGAACTATTCCAAGAATACTACACGATGCAACAGAAACATATCTTCCAAGAATTCGACCGTCGTATTTATTATAACAATTCGCCATATGAGCACGACCTCCCGTCGCTCATTTTCGCGAATTACAGAGAAATATTCAACGAGAGGATAGTGGACCAAGGAATCAAGAAAGCGTTCAAAGGTGGTTGGGGAGCACAGGCGCATACGAAACGGGTCGGTATTGTCCAAGATTTGAACCGGCTATCGTTCAATGCGGCGTTGTGCCATTTACGTAAAATCAATCTGCCTCTCGATTCTAGTTCGAAAGTGGTCGGTCCGCGTATTCTGCACAATTCGCATTGGGGCTATTTCGATTTCATCGACACGCCTGATGGGGCGAATATCGGTCTCCACAAAACGTTTGCAATGTCGGCCTATATGACGCGCGGGTATTCTCGCGAACACATTATTCAGTGGTTGAGAAAACGCGTTGGAATGCTGTCTATTACGGATTGTACGCCCGTCGTCCTCTCGACAATGACGAAGGTCTTTGTAAATGGTCACTGGGCCGGCGTCATCGACACGCCAATAGAATGTGTCAGTAAAATGCGTCTTTATCGTCGCAATGGTCTGATTCCTCTACATACGAGTGTGGCATTTAATATTCGCAACAATGCGGTGGAAATCTATACCGACGCGGGACGATTTACCCGACCGATTTTCTACAAAGACGATATTACTGGGAAATGGGCGTTTGCATTGTCGAAAACCGCCGTAGAAAAGACGAAAACCGGCAATTTCACGTGGGAAGAAATGGTGTCTGGGTTCAATCCGAAACGTGCGGACGTGAAATATAGCACAACCGATGTGGTGATACGTGAATTGGGCGATTTGTATCCCGGCGTCGATGGCGAAAAAGAGCCGACAAAACTCGACCGGTTTTTGAAACACAAAGCCGTCATTGAATATATCGACCCGAATGAAACGGAACATTCACTCATTGCCCAAAGTATGAAGGATTTGAATCCGGCGAATGGCGGCTCAGCGTCGGACAAAATAGACCGATATACGCACATGGAAATCCACCATTCATTTTTGTTCGGAATTATGTGTAACCAGTCGATTTTTGCGGAGACGAACCCCGCCGCGCGTATTTCGTTTTCGTGCAGTCAAAGTCGCCAAGCATGTTCGATTTATCATTCGAATTTCCATTGTAGAATGGACAAGACCGCGATTGTGCTCAATTACGGTCAAACACCTCTCCTAAAAACGCGGCTTCTCCAACACATCGACAAAGAGGAACACCCATATGGCGAAAATGTCATTGTCGCGATTATGTGTTACACGGGATACAATGTAGAGGACGCGATATTGGTGAATGAAGGCGCGATTCAACGCGGACTGTTCAACACGACATATTACACAGTATATTCCGAACACGAAGAGAGGAAACGGGGGCAAGATGGGAGCACACTAGTGACCGACAAACGGTTCAGCAATATTGAATCGGAACCGTCGGTGGTGGGGCTGAAAGCCGGCCACGATTACAGTAAATTAGACCGCAATGGACTCATAAAAGAAAACACGGTCGTCGACGACAAAACCATTATTATTGGATTGACGTCGAATAGTACGACGAAAGCGGGAGTTCGTGTAGACGCGTCGAAAACGACGAAGAAGGGACAACTGGGCGTGGTCGACAAAGCATTTATCACTGAAGGCGAAGAAGGCGAGAGGATAGCGAAAGTACGGATTCGTGAAATACGTATTCCGAACCTGGGCGATAAAATGGCCTCTCGAGCAGGTCAGAAAGGCGTGGTGGGACTGGTGATTCCGGAGAAAGATATGCCATTTACGAAAGACGGATTGAAACCGGATTTGATAATCAATCCTCATGCTCTTCCAACACGTCAAACCATTGGACATTTAGTGGAATGTCTGCTTGGCAAGGTATGTACGATGTATGGCGGGTTCAGCGACTGCACGGCATTCAACAATGAAGGTTCGAAAGCCGCATTATATGGGCGTTTGTTGCCCGAAGTCGGATTTCATAGTACTGGTCACGACATTTTGTACAACGGAATGACGGGTGACCAAATTGAGACGGAAATATTCATCGGTCCGAATTACTATATGCGTTTGAAACACATGGTGAAAGACAAAATCAATTTCCGCGCATTGGGGCCGCGCACCGCATTGACAAAACAGCCGGTTTCTGGACGCGCAAATGACGGTGGCTTGCGCATTGGCGAGATGGAACGCGATTCGATTATCGGTCACGGTATTAACGACTTTTTGCGCGAAAGTATGATGGAACGCGGTGACGAATATCAGATGGTGGTTTGTAATACTACTGGCACATTAGCAGTATATAACCGAGCCCGTGACCTCTTTATGAGTCCGATGGCAGATGGTCCTCTCCGTTTTTTCAAGAGCGAATCCGGCAGTGGATATGCGCTTGATACAATGACCAAATATGGACGCCGATTTAGTATCGTTTCTGTCCCATATTCGTTGAAATTATTAATGCAGGAGTTGGCCGCAATCAACATACAATTGCGTGTAATAACAGAAGACAATTTACATCAAATTGAATCGATGTCGTATTCTGGACACTTGAATAAACTCACATTGCGAGAGGATATGACGCCGGATAAGTTTGTCACGGAGATGAGGCATGCTTTAGCAGTTGGAGAGAAGCCTTTGACGACGCCGTCTTCAATGAATATGCCGGAAGCTGTTATGGAGGATAAATTGGTTGTGTCGCCTCAATATCCCGACGTCTCGCCGGCATTTGAACCAGAGGAAATTGCACTTGGACCGGAGGAGGGAATTGAACCAGAGGAAGTTGCACTTGGTCCAGAGGAAGTTGTCCTACCTCAATATCCAGACGTCTCTTCTGAACCTGGATATGGAGTACCTCTCGACAATGGTATTCCGCCCGACACATACGACCTCAAGACAAACAATCAAGAGGAGATGATTGGAGGTGGAGGAGGCGCCTACGGTATCAATGATTTCGAATTGGGTGAAAATGTATATTTCCGAGGTTCGACAGATTTAGGATTACCATATAATCAAGCATGGTCTGTTGCCAAAAAGGGTGGTATGCTACTCACCATAAAAAGTGACCGAATGATGGGAGGCGGAGGTGAAAATTTGACCAATTCGGATTTCACACAAATTGTAAAAGCCGGAGAATTGATTAAACCTGCGGCATTTCAGAAATGGGAACAGCAGCGTGCTGGAATGCGAGAATTGGCAGAAACTCGGCATGCAGAAGCGGCGGCAATGATGGCGCCTCAACATTCACAGCAGCAGCCAATGGGATATGGAATGACATTTGCACCGACCATTAAATTGGTAGGTGGAAATGATTATTCGAAGAATGATGGTGGCGGGGACGATAATGGGTCGGAACCAAAAGAATCCACTTTTTCTAGTTTAGTAATACCCAGCCAGAATGGCGGCGGCGGTGAAAAGGATACTACGCTTCCTCTCGAGAAATCCGAGAACCCCAAAGGAAAAACTATTATGGGAGGATTGGCGGATTTCGGAAGTCTAGTTATTAATAAGATTTTGTAAGAACCGTAGGTAAGGACCAGCAGGGCTAGTAGAACCTTAGGTTAGAGCCGGTAGAACGAAAATTGATTCGAATCTGTTGAAAGAACGAATATAAACATAACCCATCTCAAACTATAGTATATCTTATCCAACACTCTGTAAAAATGGCATCTAATAATCGCGTTCAAACTATTTACAATTCCCGTGTCCATCTCTTACAAATCCTCGAGACACTCGGATATGACATAGACTCATACGCGGGATTTAGTGTGAATGAGATTGACGAGCGAATGAAAACAATGCAACTCGACATGGAAATCCGAAAGCAAACCGGAGAAGCCGCATATGTGAAATACTTATGCGGAAACAAGGCACCTACAAAGGGACTCAGTGCTAAAATTCTAGATTTCATCATCGATGACCTTTATACAAATTCAAAGACTTTAGAGAAACGCGACACACTCATCTTGATAATTGACGGCGAACCCAACGATTCCATGTTGGACAGATTCAAGTATTTATACGACCATGACGGATATTTTGTGGTTTGTCACAATATTGCAAGATTACAATTCAATATCCTACAACACGAAAAGGTTCCCAAATCCGAAGTGGCAACCGACGAAGAAGTGCAAACGGTAATGACACGGTTCAACATCACATCGAGAACGCAATTCCCAGAAATCGGCAGATTCGACCCAGTATCTTTAGCGCTTTGTTTGCGCCCAGGTGAAATATGCAAAATCCATCGCCCCACTCCCACCGCAGGCACGTCCATGTTTTATCGCGTGTGTGTTTAATTCACTCCTTCGCAGTCGTCAGACTCCCTTTTGCATCGCTAACACCATCGAGAAACGCCTCGAATGAAATCAAATAAACAATATATAGTTTGTATATTTTTTATGAACGAATCAGATATTATTAACGGAATCAAACAGTTGAATTACAGTGCAAATGATTGGTTTTATATGAATAGCAATAAATGTAGCGGCATCGACGAATGTGCTTCACCGGACAATGCCGATAATGCATGTTGTATGAATAAATCGGCGGTCCAAACTTTGCAATCCACTGCAAATGATTTAGGTGCAACAGTGACACAATACAACGACGCAAAAATGCTCTATAACCGCGAATTACTATTCACTGTGAATATTTTAGCAGGGATAGTGATGCTTTGTTATTATACGTATTTGAACCAAGATGTGTTCCCAAATCCAAGTGATATTGCGCAAAAAATCGGGAATGCTGGAAGTTCAATCGCAAACTCGGCCAAATCCATCGGTTCATCTGTAGCAATTACAAAATAACGGACGCGCTTAAAGCCGGATTTGAATATAGATAGATGCGAAGCGGTGGATTTGAGTATTCCTGGATTGACGACTGAAAGGAGTCAAGGAGGGAATTGACGAGGCACGAGTCGAGTTTGGGAAGGAATTCGTATCTGTGAATAAAATATACCCCCGCAACCAACGATGTCATCTTCATACTGTGACATAAACAATATGCTTAACGATGTAACAAATCACCCCCAATTTGCGCAAAGATTAAAAAACTGGAAAACGAAGACGTGCACTGCACCTTCCAATCCGAATAAATGCAAGGACGCCGATGACAAACAATGTTGTCTAACCGACGATGAAATTGCGTGTTATTCTAGCCACGAATTGTCGAAACTTCGCACAAATGTGGACGCAAATCTGAGAGAAATCTATCAACCCGAAACCTCTCGAGCAAACATGTTTAACTCGGGTTTGGAAACGACGATGTTGACTGGAATTATATGGGCAATGTTAGGAACGACTGTTCTTTACTATGCTTTTACAAAAATATAAAAATAATATATGTTTATAAGAAGCGAAATGTCCATATATAACCCAGACGTTATGGATAAAATACCACTTACTGATGCAATCCCATCTCCCAGTCCATTGAATACACCCAAAATAACGAATCCGGTTCCGACTTACAAACCTACTGATTTTCAAACCAGTTTTTCAGAGTCGAGTGTTGGCGGGAGCGACACCGTTGCGACAACTACAATGTCGATTGAAGGGAAAAATGAATTGAATAAATCCGGCGTGGGAAATAACAAGTTGGCTTCTTCAATGGACAAAAAAGAGAATTTTGTCGAATATATGTCCTTTTCCAAAGACGCGCCAAATGGAATGGATATGACAACGGACCTAAAAGACACCAATTTGCGAAAGAATTGGAAGACAATGGTAGAAGACAAACCCAACAAATACGATTTTTCGAGCAATGTAATAGACCCGAACGGATATGGATATGTCGCGTCTTTAGACGAAGTCCGAAATAAAGACGCGGTCGATTTGTATCAACAAGAACATGCCACATTTGCAATTGGTGCAATCTCCGGCGTGTCATTAATTGTATTGGGAATATTAATGGCGGCGTCTAGCAACGGCAATAGTTCTTAGCACGGAAAAGAGACTCGTGTGAAAATCCGGAGAACTTTTTCGAAGGCGTTTATGTTCATATTCTACAATGTTTGAATAAAACGTTACCATATAATATATATTTTTAATTATAATATGTCTTATACCGCGAAGAACTTTTACGAATCAGAATTAGAGAGGTTAAAAGACAAAAACGCCAATGCAACCACCATATTATCGTCAAAAGAAAGAGTCGCATTGTTGAATGACAGTTATCGCAAACGTTATTCAAAATACGTGGAAATATTGGTCATTCTTATAGTAGCGTTTTTGATTTATTTAGGAGTCGCCGCAATACAGACTGCATTTCCAATCATTCCATCAGTGGCCGTTGACATACTTGCCGCAATATTAATTGCAGGTGTGTTGTATTACGTCGTAAATATATGGTTTGAACTGTACACGCGAAGTCAATTGAATTATGATGAATTGGATTTACCGGCTTATAATGCGTCGGAGGAAATCGACGCGGCCACATTAGCAGCGAAGAAAGGAATTCTTTCTGGAAAAGGAAATACTTGCGTTGGTCAGGCTTGTTGTCCTGCTGGTTTCACATGGGACCAAGAAACAAACAAATGCAAAACATCGCCGGCATCTACGACGACACCATCGACCACATCGACATCATCATCGACGACACCGGTGGCATCATTTACTACAATGGAATTAGAATCAATCCAAACTGCATATACCCATACCGCATTTGACAGTCCATCTTTACAAAGAAAACCCGTCAGTGGAAATGTGAACGCAGTGGTCGATGTCACCTCTCTCGCATTTTCAAATGTATAACATCTACTAGTAGACAGAGAGGAGAACGTCAAGGATTTCTTCACAGTAAATCCTTGATTGATGACTGAATATCGAAACACAATATATATTTCGATATTCAATATAGAAATGGAGGACGTTCAATATCAAACAGAATCTATTCAAAAACAAGTAACCATAAATTCGTCTTCCACAGACACGTATAAAGCAAAAACGACTTATCAAACCGAAATGTATAATGCCTTGAAATTCGTAAACGAATTATTTGTCTTATTCTACGTGATATTGTTTAGTGTATTGCACGTACTATTTTTGCAGCAGTATATGCAAGGAGTAAAACGCGATGAAGTGAAAGACACGATATGGCTCTCATTCTTTTTCTTTTACCCATATCTCATTTATTATTTAGAAAAAACCATTTACTTCGGCATTACTTATGTATTGTCTCTCATTTACGGCCAGACATATGTCTATGAGTTTGACAAATTACTATTATTCACCGATTTTTACAATGTGCCAAATCCGACAAACAAATCAGTATTAAGCGTTTAGTTATAAATAATGTACATTACATGAAAAATGTGCATTATTTTTGTAGTTTTATAATTCCCTACTTGACTCCTTTCAGTCGTCAATCCGGAACTTCGTATCTATACACCAAGTTCCCCGAAGGGTGAGTTTACAATTCGGAACCACTTGTCGTGGGGATATCATCGTCCATAATACTGCGCGCATCTTGGTCATAATTAATGCGCACGCCTAACCATACCTTTCGTTTCGAGCAGTTCTTGTATTTCTTGTCCATATAGGTCTGCACTTCCTTGATATTGGGTGCGCTGCGGCGTCCATAAGTCGCATCATACCAGTTCTTGAACTCAATGCTAAGCTCCGTTTTGCTGATGCAGCCAGATACATCGGGAACAGTTCGGTCCGAGATGAATTCCGCAATGCAGTCTTGGCTTTTGCGGTATTCATTACTCGCGGCCATCACCATCTCGCAGTCTTTCACTTTGCCCATATTCACATAAGCAATCTCGACCAACAATCCGGCAAAGACCTCTTTCCAAGACGAAAGGCGTTCTTCTAGAGAGCGGTCAATCTTGAACTGATACGGTTTCTCGGGGTCATTATCCACCGGCTCGTCGGTAAACAACGATTTGAATGGAACGACGCGAATACGGCGCCAAGTACCATGGTCATTGCTCTGAATCTCCATCAAATAGTTCGTGCAAAGAACTAGCTGAAATTGCGGGTAGAATTCTTCCGATTGAGCCATGTATAGCCCACGGCCTTGAATGGTATCAATTCCACTGGTCAATTGTTTTACAACGCCATCATTGATACGGTCGCCTTTCTGAGGTTCTTGTGCCACCGCCATACGCAATCCTTTCAGCTGCACAATTTCCGGCATCGCACCTCCGATTTTGCCGCGGCGGTCTGTGAGCAGATTAATCGGCATCGTACCTTTGTAATCGCCCAACACATACTCCATCGCCTTAATCAACATCGATTTCCCGTTCTGACCATCACCGATATAGATATTCCACGTCTGGTTTGGCAACAGACCAATCAAGGTGGAAGCGAGATGTTCCCACATATAATCGTGGATTTGCTCGTCGGGAAAGAGTTTGCGCATAAAATCTCGGATTTCATTTTCAATCGGTCCGTGAATAGCGGGGTCGATTTTCACATAATCGATATTGGCGCATTTTGTCAAGTAGTCTTCTGGGGTTCCGCGGCGGAATCGTTTCTCCTCGAAATCGACCACGCCGTTTTTGAAACAGAACAGTTTCTTGTTGGCGTCGAGTTTCTCTAGGAACATCGCGTCGTAGAACAACTCTTTCGCTTCCGTCATTATATTTTTCTTGTCGTTGGTCGAACCTAGGCGCGAACAAACCGACAATAATTTGTCGCAGTATTTTGTCATTTTCTCCGTTTTTGTATTGTTTTCTTCTTGTTCGGCCATCGCGTCGCGCAATGCCATGAATTCCGTCGCTTTTTTCATATAGAGCGCGCGAAGAGGACCCGAAATGGCGCGTCGCAAATCGACACCGGCGTCGATTTTCTTCCATCGCGGTTCTTCGTACTTGTACCATATGTTGTTTGTGATGCTTACACACTTGTAATCATCTCTATACATTGAATGCAGAACCGCGGCCAAATCACAATCGGTCGTGCCTTTCGTATCGAGTTTCTTCGCTTTCGGGTCCATGTCTTCGTAACTACCCATCGCTCGAACCGCCGTCGCCTCTGCACATTTTAACTGCACCTTGCGATATTCCGCCGGAGCGTCGAATTTACACCAATACATAATCGACCGAGTGGTGATTCCAACGCCGGAATCTGGCTGGATAACACCGAATGAGTTCCATTTGTCGAACAATTCACCGCGGATATTGTAGTAATTGAATCCGGGATATTGAGCGCTAAATGCGACCCAAATGATGAACGTCGATGGGTCGGTGTTTTTCAACGCCATTCCAACGCGAATCCATTTGGTATATGACCCATCGCCGTAATAAGACGCGGGGAGTGCCATAGTGTACCAGAGCAAATCGACCAGTTCATAGCGACCCTTGTTAGTGTTCGTTTCCACGAACTCTTGCAAAATTACGTCTAAATCCTCTTTGCAACGGGCTTCGAATGCGGCGGTAGTGAATGGACAAGCGTCGGCGACGAAGGGTGTTTTTCCAGCGACGACGGTTGAGCGACGAGTAGGCAAAACGATACGGTCAAGTTCTTTGGCGAATTCACCGCGATAGAAGAATTTCGGGTGAGTGCGACATTTTGCACTCAATTCGGGCAACAAAGATTCCCATTTTGGAGCCCAGTCGTGAGACGTCGCTTTGGAGCGGCAATCGATGGTCGGCTGTCGGTCAGACGAGTCATATCCGACGGTGTAAATATGCGTTAATTGGTATGGTTCGCATCCGGGTTTTGTAGAGCCGTACAATTGCCAGCCGGTTCCTCCTTGGGTAATTCCATTGTCTAGGACATCTTCCCATGTATTTGTGATTGGTAATCCGTCCTCTCCGCCCCACATTTCTTCCAGTCTCGTCAGAATTCTAGACCGCAATGCGATTTGCATTTTGCGTTCAGCGGAGATGCCGATGATAAAATGGAGACCGTCTTTCGTGATTCGTTTTTCTTCGACGCGATTAATCGCGGTTTTTTCCAAAACATAGATTTTGTAGAGAGACGTTTCGTCAAATTGAAACATTTTTACGAGTTCTTCTGCATATGCCCCGACCGCGTCGTCAATATGGTCTTTGGAATATTGGCGTTCGGTCATTTCATATGGGAATCGGAAATCGAAATCGACTAGGATTGGTCCATCGGACGGCAACTGTGTTTCTGTCAAATAATCGTGTTTTCCTGTTTCGACGATTTCTTTCCGATAGAGGTTTAAGAATTGTGGATAATCTATGTCGGAAATGAAGTAAGCACCTCCGATTCCATTATGCGGAATTCGATTGTTTGTGTTTGATTCGCCCTTGCCAACTTTGCGCTCATAGAGAAAGGCATTTAGAGTGGAAGACATTACGGACGTTTAAATAGATATATTGCAGGGTTTGTTATATAATAAATCAGCTCATATTTAACTTGTTTCAGAAAATCATTCGTTGGAAAGCCATTCAATTTTATGAATTTCGAAAATTGATGAGAAAAAATAGTTTAAATAAATGAATGCATAAAGTATAACCGTCTTATTAAAATAATCAATCTATAGTAAAAATGAGATTCTGTATCAATTGCAACAATAAACTTTACACAAGCATTAGTGGCGAACAATCGGATAAGTTAGTCTATTATTGTCGCAATTGTCATTATGTAGATGAAGACATCGGAGAAGAAGGCGTCATTGTGTTAAGTTCTCAATTGAAAAAAGGTGAACAGCGATTCAACCATATTATTAACCGATATACAAAGCTCGACCCGACTCTTCCACGGATTTACAATATGCGATGTCCAAATACCGCTTGTAAGACAAACGTAGATGAAGTCGAACGCCCCGAGGTAATTTACATGCGATATGATGATGAAAATATGAAGTATCTGTATTTATGTGTGAATTGTCCATCTATTTGGAAAACGGACGACTATAAATAAACAAATATGTGTTGGGGGATATGGCGGAGAGCAAAAATTGAACGAGTAAATGAATAAAATCTTTTTTAATCCATTTAGAAACAATACGTCACTATTATATAACCAACACACCAAGCAACTCGAAAATGTCCGACATCGATGAAGATTATGAATCCGACGCTTCGAATGAATCCGAATCCGACGTCGAAGAAATAAAAAAAAAGAAAACCAAGGGAACTGAAAAGCCGACTTCTATGAGATTGGACGACGATGCGAATTCAGATGCGTCTAGCGTAGCGACAGATGACGATGAAGACGACGACAATGCCGATTTATTGGGAAGCGACCCAGAAGATGACAGTGACATTGACGAGGAATTGGACGAAGACGCCATGTTCGCCGAAGCCCCGCCAAAAAAGACCAAAAAAAACGCCGTCGCCGACGACGCAAACAGCGACCCAGAATATAATTTCGGGTTCGGTTCAGACGACGAAGACGACGAATCGGATTTAGACGACGATGACGGAGAGAACTATTTACAAAAACTCGACGAATCGGTGAAACAACAAACGATTGCGAATCATCACCCAGAATTAATCATCAATAATTACGACGAAGTAGAAGCACTTACTGTTGTTGTCCGTGACGAACGCGGAATCATCATCGACCCATTACACCGCACATTGCCATTCTTGAGTAAATACGAACGAACCCGTATTCTCGGCGAACGAGCAAAACAAATCAATGACGGAGCAAAGGCTTTTGTGGCGGTTGACCCGAGCGTAATTGACGGGTATTTAATCGCACTGGCGGAACTCGAACAGAAGAAAATCCCGTTTATTATTCGCCGACCACTTTCCAACGGCGCCAGTGAATTCTGGAAATTAAAAGACTTAGAGATGCTGTAGATATAACAACTATTAAATTACATAAACCTATATTTCGCGTTTAAATCATCGACTCAACATAATCGAGTAAATGATTTATTTTTTATTGCCGTCGGCGCCAAAACACATATTTCAAAATATATCTGTCCTGAAACGCGACACCGACCCGACCGAAGTGGTTTCGCAAAGTCTATGTAAATACATCAACGAAATCAAAGAAAAACTCGCGTCGAGAGAAAAGGAATGGGACGTCTACAAAAAATACACGAATCCATACGAATATATACATTCGGTAATTCCAAACAAAAAACGGGCCGTCGCAAAATACAAACCAATATCTCGGTCGTATTTCAAAATGATTGAAATAATGACCACATTTCAATTGCATTTCCCAGTCAATAATCATCACGTCAATATTCCGCGTAATGTGGCCGCGTCAGGATTAAAAAAGGCGAAATCCGCGCCGGTTATGACGACAATGATGTCGTCGCGCGAATACGAGTTTGAAATTGCCGATGAATGGCAGATTTGTAAATACGTCAATAAATTAAAAAATCCGGCGTTACAAATCGATGTTCCTCGGCGCGAATTGCTAGAACCGAAAATGTCCGAGTTGGAATCAATGCAGTCGTTTCATCTGGCGGAAGGGCCGGGGGGATTCATTGAGGCGGTATGTAACAAACGGTCCAATGTGAATGACCGTTATTATGGAATGACGATTTTAATCGACGAGACGGACGATAATGTACCTGGTTGGAATAAAACGAGTTCTTTTTTGGAGAAACGCCCGAACATTCAAATCGAAGTGGGTGCAGACGGGACGGGAAATATATTACACATTGAAAATTTCGATTATTGTGTTTCCAAATATGCGTCGTCGATGGATTTGATTACGGCCGACGGAGGATTCGATTTTTCAAAAGACTTTAACAAGCAAGAAATCAGTATTATGCATTTGTTGTGGGCCCAAGTATGTTATGCGGTATGTCTGCAAAAATGCGGCGGCAATTTCGTGTTGAAAATATTTGATATATTTCATAGTCACACAATCGATATTTTGTATATTTTGGCCGGGTTTTATTCAGAAGTAAATGTCTGTAAATTGCAGACAAGTCGCATTGGAAATTCGGAGAAATACGTTGTATGCAAAGGGTTTCGATTCGAGAATAATCTGGAGTTTTTGTCTATTATTCGTGAATCGTTTGTTCAAATAAAAGATGTCGGGTTGGAGAAATGGCGACCATTATTACACTCTCTTATTCCCTACTCGGCTCCTTCCAGTCGCCAATCCGGGAATACTCCAATTCCCTACTTGACTCCTTCCAGTCGCCAATCTGGGAATACTCCAAAGGAGTCCGTAGGCCGGAGTCAATTCGCAGAGAGAATTAAGGAATTACGGAGTCCAGAGGACGTGGTAAATCCACAGAGAGAGTCTATGAAGGATACTCATGCGAAAGGAGACTCATATGAAAATACCAAGAACACTCAAATGCCATTTGCTCCTCCTGGGTTGTCAATTCCCGACTCATTCGGCCGTCAATTCGAGAATACTCAACAATTCGAACCAATTCCGTCATTGACTCTTTCCAGTCGTCAATCTGGGAATACTCAAATTCATTCGCGCGTATGGAGATTGTTAAACGTGCCAGTCCCTCGACATTTTACAAAACAAATCGAAGACGTGAATGCATTGTTTGGGCAACAACAAATCGAAAATATTCATTATACATTGTCGCTCATAGACAAACACGTAAAATGCGACAAAACAGACCAATTGACAAAACAGAATATCACGAAATGCATTAACTGGTGCATCGAACACAAAGTGCCCTACTATACAAATGCATCGTCGAATGTGTTTGTTTCTTCAACCGTCGAACGCTCTCAACTATTGACTTGACTAGAATAATGGATTTTATGCACCCCCGTTGGGCGAGCGACAAATTTTACAAAAATGTGCGTAATACATATGATTGTGGCGAATGAATAATTCATTTGGTGCGATTCTGCGGTTTTATTTTATTTAGGCATAATATAATTAAACCGAACCGAAATGGGAGGAGCACTTATGCAATTGGTCGCCTATGGCGCACAGGACGTTTTCCTTACTGGAACCCCCGAAATTACCTTCTGGAAGGTATCTTACCGTCGTCACACCAACTTCGCAATGGAAAGTATTGAGCAAACTTTTTCAGGCCAAGCCGATTTCGGCCGCCGCGTTACTTGCACCATTGCCCGTAACGGAGACATGGCTTTCCGCTCATACTTGCAGGTCACTCTCCCTGAAATCAACCAGGGAATGGCCAGCACCACCGGATCTGGAAATGACGGTGTCTATGCCCGTTGGTTGGATTTCCCCGGTGAGCAGCTCATTGCCCAAGTTGAAGTCGAGATTGGAGGCCAACGCATTGACCGCCAATATGGTGACTGGATGCACATCTGGAACCAGCTCACTCTTTCATCTGAGCAACAGAAGGGATACTACAAGATGATTGGTCACACTACCCAGTTGACCTACATCACTGACCCCACCTTTGCCGATGTCAATGGACCCTGTGCTTCCACTGGAGGACCCAACCAAGTTTGCGCCCCCCGCAAGGCCCTTCCTGAGACCACTCTCTACATTCCTCTCCTCTTCTGGTTTTGCCGCAACCCCGGTTTGGCTCTTCCCCTTATCGCCTTGAAAACTGTAGGGCGCAAAAGTATCCAACCTAAAGCATCCGAGAACTGCTTTAGAGAAAATTTGTTGGGGCCTCGGGATGACTTCCGTCATCATGCCCAGATGCTAGTTGCTTGTTGCTAAGGGAACCTCGGTTTCTTTAGTTCAAGTGGCAACATATCCAAATTGCTGGAAACTCTTAAAGACGTATAAAAAATATATCGCAAGTTATATCAACAAAGCAATTAAAGGTAGAATGTCAAAAGTTTGTTACAAATGCAAAAAAATGCAAACAATAGAACAATTCGGAAAACTTAATAGTTCCAAAGACGGACATAGATATGAATGTAACAATTGTCGAAAAGAGTATCGCGCGCAAAACCGCGATGCAATTAACGCAAAGTTAAACGAATACTACAATGCGAATAAAGATGATTTGTTGGTTAGAAATAAAAAATATCGCGATGAACATAAACATGCGATAAACCAACAAAGACAAGAATATCGAAATCGCGATTCTGTCAAAGAACACATTAAAAAGAAACAGAAGGAATATCTTCCAATCCGAAAAGAAAAAATTAAAGAACGTCGCAAAACTGACTTGAATTTTCAAATACAAGAAGTTGTCAAAAACAAAATCCATAAATTTCTAAAAAATAGAAAAACTTCTTACGCCGAATTAATTGGGTGTGATTTAGAGTTTTTTAAGAAATGGTTGGAATATAGATTTGATGAATCAATGTGTTGGGAAAATTTTGGAAAGACTTGGCAAATTGATCACATACTTCCGTTGAGTTTATTTGATATGACAAATCGACTTGACCAAAAAGTGTGTTTTCACTGGACCAATTTGCAACCTCTGAATTCTATTGAAAATCGCGCAAAATCAAACAAACTTCAACTTCATTACTATTTTAATAACATTGTATCTGTTTTTAGATTTAACAAAATAAAATGCGAATATTTGGGCTACCAAACTGTAGATGAAAGTTTACAGTGGCTGAGAACAAAACTCAGAAATGGTAAAAATGCCCCGTATGAATCCGCTTCAACTCCGGATAAAATAGACAATCAGCAGCCAAGCCTCTAACCCCGTTATGATAAGGGTACGAGGAAGGTTCAACGACTAGACGAATATGGCCGTGAGAAGACTAATCATCTTCAGTGAACGGTTAAGGTATAGTTCTAATCCCCGGACAAGTAATTTAAGAATTACAAAACGTCTTTGTGTGTAATAAGTTGATCGACACGAAGATTCCGATAAATACTCCGAAAGGAGGGGTAACCGTGAATGTACAGTTTCACGAAGTAAAGATCAACATTGATTTCCGCCCCATCGGCGAGTGCCTCTGGGCTGTCAAGAACTTGACTGGAAACGCTTCTGTTTTGTCTGTTCCCCAGGCTTACCAACAATCCCTTGTTGCCGCTTCCCTCTACATCGACTATGTCTTCTTGGACACTGACGAGAGACGCAAGTTCGCCCAAAACCCCCACGAATATTTGATTGAGCAACTCCAATTCACTGGAGACGAGTCTGTCGGTTCATCTTCCAACAAGATTAAGCTCAACTTCAACCACCCATGCAAGGAACTCATCTGGGTTGTCCAACCCGATGCCAACGTTGACTACTGCGCTTCCCTTGAAGGAGGACAAACCCTCTTCAAGACTCTTGGAGCCCAGCCATTCAACTACACTGATGCCATTGACGCCCTTCCCAACGCTATCCATGCTTTCGGAGGCCCAGCTGAAACTAGTGGTGCCAACGCCTTCATCACCACATCTGGACTTTTCCAGATGGGAGGTGCCATTGATTCCGTCCTTGGCGCTTCTGCCGCCGCTTCTGCCAGTGCTGGACAATGGGGCTCTGCTGCCGCCACC